AAAAGGTCTGGAAGGGATCAGACTGGATGTATACAAGCTGTTTGTAGAAGCAGAGAAAACCTTCAAAGCATCTAAGCAAGGGCAGCAGAAATTTGATTATGTAATACATATGGCAAGGGGACTGTTGCCGAAGCCGATTCAGCTGTTTGTTAGTGATAATATGTTAAAAGAGATCGTACAGCTGTGGTTTGATGGAGTCAAGGACCTTTTAGATGATGGAAAATTAAATAATTCAGTATATGATTTAGAAGATGTTGAGGAAGTCAGCAAAGAAGATAAGATGAATCACACAACAGAGTTAGATGACGGAACATGGACAAATTATGCAGAGACTCCGTTACCTGAAACTGACTTAGAGAATCCAGAGGAACAGGAACAGACAGAAGATAACCAGCTATCAAACGATCAGGAGGTGTAAGCATATGAGAATCGCATTGACAGTAGGACACAGCTTACTTAAGAATGGATCATACACATCTGCAAGTGGCGAAGATTGTGGTGGAGTTAACGAGTATAAGTACAACAAAAAGCTGATGAAAAAGGTAAAAAAATATCTGGAGAGTGACGGACACAGTGTTGATCTGTATATCTGCCCAGAGAAGGTGTTTACCGCTGCATCACAGGAAAAATCATGGAAATTGGCACGTTTAAATGCAAAGAACTATGATCTTGTCGTAGAAGGTCATTTGAATTGCTATAACGGAAAAGCACACGGAACAGAAGTATTATATGTTTCCAAAAATGGTAAGAAGTACGCAAAGAGAGTGCAGAAGAAACTCGTATCCGCTGGATTTACAGATCGTGATGTGCAGAAGAGAACGAACCTGTACATGCTGAATGGCACAAAGGCAACAACGATCATGACAGAGAGCTTTTTCTGTGACTCCAAGTCCGATTATAAGATCGGTAAAAACGTTAATAAGATTGCAAAGCTGATCGCAGAAGGAATCTGTAATAAAAAGCTGGGAACAGCTACCAAGGCTAAGGAAGCTGTAAAAACAGCCGTGAAGAAAGTTACCAAAGCAACTGTGTATGCTAAGGTTGTCACAAAATCCGATCCACTTATGATCAGAAACAGTGCTAACAGATCATCTAAGATTATTGGTAAAATTCCGAAAGGATCAAAAGCAGAAGTAATTAAAAAAGGCAGCACGTGGACGAAAGTTAAATACAAGAGCGTGGTAGGGTATTCTGCTACAAAATACCTTAAATTTTAATATTGACCGGGGGAGAAATCCTCTGGTCTTTTTTTATTGCAAAAAAATATATAAAAACATCAAAAATAATGTAAAAACATATTGATATTTGTAGCTACATAATATATAATAAAGTTACAGTTAAGATATACTTAACAAGTAAGGCAGGCAAGTAGCCAGAAAGGAGCAAAAAATGGACGAAGAAATGAACTTAGGAGAACTGTTAAAAGAAACCGCAGAAGAGAATCAGACAAGAAAGATTCTTGAAATTGTAAACCAGTGCGAAACACTGGAAGAAGCAAAGAGAAAAATAAAAGCCCTGCTTAATAAATAAGCAAGGCTAGCCAAAACTAAAAGCTCAGGTGGTACTTGCCACCACCTGACACCCTTCGGGGTTAGAATAACACAATTGAACGAAAATGGCAAGAGGTAGGAGAGTGAGAACAATGGAGAAAAAGAAAATGGGACGACCTACAGATGATCCAAAAACAATAGTGAAGCGAGCGAGAATGTCAGAGGACGATGTTAAAAAATTAAACGAATGCTGTGATATATTGCAATTAACAGCATCCGATGTAATTAGACTGGGAATACAAGAACTGTACGAAAAGATTCAAAAAAATTAATGAAAAAATATAGATAATAAAGGATTAGAGTATAGCTCTAGTCCTTTTTTAATACTTAAAAATCAAGTAAAAATGTAGGGTAATTCAATTTACATTGTGAAGAACGCAACCCATGTTATCCCTATTTAGGTTTAAATTTAGAAATTTTAATATGTTCCAACAATCTCAATTCCAAATTTCAATCTTTTCTTTGTAGGTTTTCCCTTTACTCCATACCCACCAAGAGCGAGATCAATAGCATTTTCAGCACAATAATGGGACTTATAAATGTTATGATCATCCGGAAGATCAATGATCCATCCAGCAATTCCATCCTTATTATAAGCAGTTATATAATGCTTTCTGTATTTTATAGTTTTTTTAGACGTGACACAGGCACTATCTTTCCATCTTACACGCATAATGTATTCCTCCTGAGTTTTGTTGACAAATAAGTTTTTTTGAATTAAAATTTCAAAAGATACCAATTTACGATGACAGTGTAATAAATCTAGTTCATAAAGTAAGCAGTTTGATGCAAAGTAATAATAAATTCGCCTGGTGAAGTCTGTATCTATCATGGTGGCGATGTAAATGTTGCCCATACAGAGATCGATCTTAAGAATCCAAAAACAAACCGCAAAAATGCTGGTTTCACAGATGAAGAACGAGAGAAGATGAGTTCACTGCTTGACAATGGATTTATCGATACCTTTCGTTATTTATATCCAGACCAGACAGGAATCTATTCCTGGTGGTCTTACCGTTTCAATGCGAGAAAGAATAACGCAGGGTGGCGTATCGACTATTTCATTGTATCAGAGTGTTTAAAAGAACGGATCAGTGATGCAAAGATCTTAACAGATGTGATGGGATCAGATCACTGTCCGATTGAGTTGGATTTCAAATGATTAAGTAAGGAATCTATATGTTGTGTCGGACTCGATAAAATTACCGACCGTGGATTGAAACAAATAATAAGAACAGAAAGAGGTAAGTCAGATGGTAGAATTAACAAACAAAGAATTCTTTCAGGATTTAGATCAGACAATTGCAACAGAATTATTTGAACAGACAACTTATCCATGGGAGATTCTTCCCTTGATCAAAGATTTTGTGCTGAAAGTTGGACCAACATTATCAGCAGATGAATATGATCAGGTGGAAGAAGACGTATGGATCGCCAAAAGTGCAACAATTGCTAAGACAGCAACGATCAATGGGCCAGCGATCATCGGACCAGATACAGAAGTGCGCCCAGGAGCATTTATCAGAGGAAATGCATTGATCGGTGCAGGCTGTGTGGTAGGAAATTCTACAGAGATCAAGAATGATATTTTGTTTAATAATGTTCAGGTACCTCATTATAATTATGTTGGGGATTCTATTTTAGGATATAAATCTCATATGGGAGCAGGATCTATCACATCGAATGTAAAATCCGACAAGACAAATGTTGTGATCAAAAATGGAGAGGAAAAGATTGAAACAGGAAGAAAAAAGATTGGAGCAATCTTAAGTTCCCGCGTTGAAGTGGGATGTGGAACAATCCTGAATCCGGGGTCTATTGTTGGGCATGATACA